AATGTTTTACCAATCATTTTTAACATTTTATCATATTGACTGAAAATAATAACGCGATTTTCAGGATTAATAAATAAATTATGTAAGTATTCTACTAATGCTGACATCTTACTACCATATTTATTAATACAGTTTGTTTTCCATTCACTACCTAATTTCTGTTCTAAAGGTGTCAGTAGTTTAGGTTTAACGACAGCATCTATTTTAGTTTTGTCTTCATTTTCCTTTTCCCTTTCTTTTTCTCTTTCTTTTTCTCTTTCTTTTTCTAACTCGTCTTCAGGTTTTTTATTAACCATATCAATATTTGTAATATTAAGTGTTTTAGCATCAACAACACCACGACATTCAGGGCAATTAAATTTAGATGTTAAATTTTTAGATAATTTTTGAGCACATACTAGACAAAATATATGTCGACATAATGTAACAGCAATATCATCTAAATCTTCAAAACATATAATACAAGGGTCTTGTGTTTTATTTTTAATAAAATCATTGTTAGAAAATAATGTAATTTGATTATTAATACGTACTTTATCACTTTCATATAGATTTAATTTTTTTACATTTTTATTAAAATCGTGTTTAATATGTATATGACCTAACATAGTAGCATATTCAGAACATTTTAAAGGTATAAATTCATTTGTATTCCAATCATTATTCCAGATACGATACAGATGGTCTTTGATAATATATAAATTACTTGCTAGAACATTTTGTATTGATTCTGGATTATGACATACATCAAAAGCGGATAAAACACTATAGATAATTTCACAATGAGAACGTATTCTATTATTATCTAAATCTTTAAATTTACTATTAATTTCTTGTAAAAATATAGGACTAATTTTTTCATCTAAATTTAAAGATTTGATATAATTAAATAATTCAATCCAAGAATGTAATTTATGTTGTAATTCAACATTATTTTTAGTTAGTTTTGTTTTCATTACATCTAATTCTTTTAATTGTTTATTAAATTTAGAAATCATATTAGAATTAAGTTGTTCTAGAGTTAATATCTCTGGTTCAATACTATTATCAATAACATCAGAATTTTCTAAGTCAATTTCATTATTAATTAGAATATTAGTGCACATTAAGAATAATGTTTTTAATTTAAGAGTATCATTAATATGTCTATTCGCACGAATACTATTGTAAATATTTCGTTCAATATTATTTTGCTCTACATAAATAATATCTTCTGTAAAAATGGGTATATTCAATAATGTTTTTACATCTTTTTTAAATGTTTTCTTAAATATGTCATTTAATAATAAATCCATAGTTGTATTAGAAATACCTGATGTATCACGTAAATATCTTATTTTACTAATTTTTTCTAGAGTAGTATCATTAGATTTATTTGTGCTTAAAAATTGGACTAATCCAGTTAATGTATCAAGTCCTTTTTCAGTAGGTGTTCCTGTCATAGCCCATTTATAATTTGATTGTAAAGAACATAAATTTTCATATAAGAATTGACTATCAAATGTAAGAGATTTGTCTCTATTAATAAGTTTGCTTACAGATGACGAAAAGAGTTTAACTGTAGGACATAGTTTTTCGTGTGCTTCATCAAGAATAACACGATTCCATTTAATTTTAAAAATATTAAATTCATTCGATAATCTACAAATTTTACTAGTCGTATCATTAGTCGTATCATTAGTCTTTTTAGGTTGATGAAAAGTTTTAAATGCTTTTAATTTATTAGATTGAATAATACGTTCAGTTTCACCTTCATAATATTGATTAAGATTATTATTTTCAAACTGATTAACATAACTTAAATAATTAACATTAGATAATAAATTAATTGAAACAATATAAACATCATATAATTGTTCTGTCATATAGTCATTTTCAATAGTATCAGTTTTATTTGCCGATTTAGAATTATGACAATCTAAATATGTATTAGCATAATAATAAGTATCATCTTCTTCTATAACATCATCATCTTTTTCAATAACTACAGTTTCATTAATAGTATCAATATTAATTAAATTTTCTAAAGTAGTATTTAGGGTAGTATCTATTGTAGTTTCTAATTCATTATTTTGAGTTTCAATACTGACATTGTCACTACTTTTATTACTATCGTTATGTGTAGATGTTTTAATTCCTTTTTTCAATTTAATAAGTTTTTTATTTTCATTTTTAATATTATTCATTTGTGCTTTTAACATTAACTTATTAATTTTAAGTTGTGTTTTTGATAGTTTTTCTTTTTTATCACTACTAGTAGTATTAACATCATTAACACTAATATCATTAACACTAACATCATTAACATTTTTAGTTTCTAAAATAACTTCATTATGAATAGGATTATTACTTGTAATAATAGGATTAGTTGGTTTATTTATTTTAGATAGTTTAGTTTTTTTAGATGATTTAACATTAGAACTTTCAGTTTTAAGTGTTTGACTAGAAAATTCTCGTAATTCTTTTTCTAAAGATTTAATACTATGTATTCCTACCAATACTTTCGCACGAAGATTAAATTTATCTTTAACATATTTTTCAATTTCACTTTCCCATTGAGAAGTTAATCTGCTTGGAACAATAATTAAGTTATTAAATTCAAACCCTTTATCGAGTGGATCATTAAATGTTTCACATTGTTCTAAGTTATTATTTTTTAATAAGTCATTAACTTCTTTTTTATAATTATTATACTTTGACATATCATGGTTTAATTTGATAACTAAATGTGAAATAATAGTAAGGGTTTTACCAAGACCAACTTCATCACAAATTGCTCCGCCACAAAAGTCTATTTTTTTATTATATTTTGCTTTATAATCGTTTGGGTTAAGAATACTATCAATGATATTAAAATCATTATTATATAAACCACGACTGTAATGTTTTTTATTATTTGCGTTTAAGTTTGATATTAAACTTTTATTATTACTAATAGTATGTGTATTTTTCATACTAATATAATATGTTTGATTGTCATTAGTAATACTATAATTTTTATGAAGAACTTCGGGTATATATGATTTTAGATTATAGATAAATAGTTTAATATTATCGTATGAATTTGTATAATCATCATAGTTTGCTAATGTATATGGATTTGAATAACATTCACTCATTAAATTATGATTGTCTATCTTATCTTCTAAAGCAAGCATCCATAATAAATTATTTTTTTGATAATCAAATAACTTTAAATTTATATTTGTATCTAAGAAAAGACATAATTTTTTATAGGTATTTGAGTTTTTATCAGATATTTCATATGTTTTATTAATTTCATGATTAGTAATTTTATAACTATTATCATTATATTTATCTTCTGTAGTAATATTAAATAATCTACTAATTGTAAATAAATCTGCTTTTAGTTTCATATGAATTAAATCATTTAAAACTTGTTTAGAAACATAAAATTCAAAACTATCATTTCTTTTATCTTTAATATTGTCATATGAAAATAAGAAAGTAGGTTGTGTTTTATTAGTTTCATTTTTACTTTCACTTTCACTTTCACTTTCACTTTCACTTTCACTTTCACTTTCATTATTAATCATTTTATTATAAGTTAATCTAGAATAATTATTACATACATAACGAAGATATAATAAAGATTTATAGCCATTTAATTCTCCTTCAAATGTTAATTTTAAACCTAAATTTGTTGTAAACAATAAATGGTCTCTAAAATAAGGGTCATAATTCAATAATTTACTTCTAAATGTATCAATTTCAAATTGATGTAAATGTATATTTTGTCTTTGTCTTAAAATACTATTATCAGTTTCTGATTTTGTGCGTAATAGTTTTTCTATTGTAATATTTATTTTATTTATTTCATTAGTATGATAAATTATTTCACCAAGACATTTATTATGATTTATGTCTATTTTTTTACAAGTGTAATTAAATTTAGTATCAAATGCTAATCTAAGTGGTAAAGCGTCTTTATAATTAATATTTACAAATTGCTTTTGTGTAATATATAAATATGAATATACATTAAAATAAATATATTCTATGTATGATTTTAAATCTTTAGTTATATACTTAATTTCATTATTAATAATAAGTTTATGATTTGTAAATACATCGGCTACATTAGTAGGTTGTTTATAAATATTATTCCAAATTTCAATTACTAATGCGTCATTTTCAGTTTTATAAGGAATAATAGATTTAGTAAATAAAGATTGATTTTCACATCCTCCATTATGATTAAATAAATTATAATCAGTATCATAGTCAATATCTTCACTAGATAATAGTGTATTTAATAGCATTAAAATACTTTTAATTATTTTATCATTTAACATATTACTTTTTTCATAGTTTAATAAACTTTGATTAAAATTTGATTTATTAGTATTTACTGTTTTATATGTATCAAAGTCAATATTTTTATAAAAAGTTAATAAATTATTTAAAGGAATTGTTAAATATTCAGCAAATATATATTGTGTATGTTTATCGTTTTGATAATTACACGTAGTTCCATTAAATAAAATAGAATTACCTTTATTATAATAATTACAATTTTGATTTAATACATAATGATTTGGATAATTAGTATTTTTGTGTTTTTTACCTACAGATTCAACTGTTTTTGATACCATTGTATAATTTGATTTATCACTATTATTAATTTTCATAAATAATTCATTTACGTATGTAAATTTAATTAAAACAATATTATTATATTTATTAGACCATAAATATTCATCTGTATCATTACAATTAATATTAGTAAAAATTTGTGATAGTATCTTATTTGCGGTAATAGAATCATATTCTTCTAATAATTGTTGTTTAATATCATTCATTAACTCAACTTTAGAATTTGGTTTATAATAAGCATAATATTTCTCGTTCATTTTATAGTTTGATAGAAGTAATTTAGTTTTTAATAGTGTTTACTCTTTTTAATCAGTTTTTATATATAAGTTATAGTTTTCAAGTCTTTAAATTAGATTTTTTATAGTATATATTATACTATATATTTCAATATAAAGTTTATAAAAATAAAAAAAATTATAAAAATCAATTTTTAAATAGTATAAAATTATAATTACTTTATAAACTATAATTACTTTATAAACTATAATTACTTTATAAACTATAATTACTTTATAAAGTAATTATAGTTTATAAACTATAATTACTTTATAAACTATTAATATATTCCCAATTTAAATCTTTACATATGTTTTTCCATATTTGGTCTTGTTGGTGTAATTTTGTGCGTGATTTTAACAATTGAAAACAGGCTAAATATTCATCTAGTTCTAGCAATTCAAAGAATTTATACATAACATAATTATAGGATAAGAAATTTTTTCTTTCAACAGGGCAATATTTTTCAAAAGGTATTTGTATTGCTTTAAACATTCCTCTAATAATTTCTTCAATTTCAGGAGCAATGACTGGTGGTGGTAATCCATTTAATTGATTTATAATATAAGGTATATGTTCATAATAATCATTTTTCTTGATTTTTTTAAGTATGGTTCTCATTTTATCTGGTGTAATTAAAGACATATTTTTAATACGTTCTTTTTTAATTTCAACAATAATATCATTATAAACTGTTTCTGGAATATCAGTTGTTTCTTTGGCTTGAAATTGTGCTAAAAATTCATTTAGATGATTAATACGTTTATAGCAAAATGAGGTCATTTCTTTAGGAGGTTCTTTAAAACTTGGCTTATCACTATCTACAATTATATTTTCAATATAACCACAATTAGGACACGTAAGTTGACCTGAATTATTATTTAAAAGCATTTCAATAGAACATTTTATACATTTATCAAAATAATTTTTATTTTTAGAGTCATTGGTAGTATTAATATAATTTTTATCTATTAATTTCATAAATTTATCATAGATTATATCTTTATTTATATTTTTAACTATTTTTGTATCATTATTATTTAATATTGTATTCAAAATTTCATTGTCATTTATCTCTTCGTCTTTATTATCATTGACATCTAAGTTTCTATCTTCAACATTGTCATCTTCATCATTAGTATCATTGTCATCTTCATCATTATTATATGCGTCATTGTTATCTATGTCATTGTTATCTATGTCATTGTTATCTGCGTCATTGTTATCTGCGTCATTGTTATCTGCTTCAATTTCATTTTCATTTAAACTATTATAATTATGTTCTTGATTAACAACATTATAATAATTATTTATTAATTTACCTGTTTTTAACATATAATCATTTTGTTCAATATTATGTTCTATTTTATAAATTTCATTTTCAATTTCTTTTTTTTTATCATCATATTCCCATATTTTTTGTTGTAATTCAATATTAATTATAACTTCTAATGCATTTTTTGTATTTAATTCAGTAAGTTTAGTATTTATTTTAGTTAACTCTTTATAATAAGTATTTAAATTATCTTTATTATTTGTAAATGATTTTAATATATTATTATGTTTTGCGTCAAGAGTTTGTCGCTCGTCTATTAATAATCGATTTTTAGTTTTGTTTTTAAAAGCCATATAAAAGATTTAAAAATAATAAAAAAAAAGAAACTATTACTATACTTAATATAATCTTTAAGTATAATATAAATATATAAGACAATAATGAATAAATAATACGCATTTATATACTATATACTTTATACTATATAAATTACACTATATAAATTACATTATACAATTAAAAATAGATTATTTACACTATACAATTTAAAAAATATTAAATATGAAAAATAAAAATTGATTTATAAAGTATAATTGTATCGTATCTATAAACTAAAATACTAAAAATAGTAATTAAGTAAATTATAAAACATATTAATTAAATAAAAATGTCATCAACGAATGAAACAACTTCTTTTACAGAAACAATAACTAAACCTTTTAAAAAAGATAAAATATCAATAAATGTAAGTGATAAACCTTCAATTGAAGATTTAAAACAAGTTGAAAAAGAAGAAAAATTTTGCTTTAAATTTAATAATAAAACTAAGAATGCCTATATAGATTTTCATAAAGATGAAGAGTATTATATGGATTTTTATAGAACCTTTGGAAAACCCTATGTATATGGATTATATGAAAAAAATAATGAAACTAAAGAAAGTAAAATTATTGGAACTGTTAGTTTAATTTATCGCTATGATACAAAAGTATGTCATATTATGGATTTAAAAATAAAAAAATCCCATCGCGGAACTGGAGGTGTAAATAAATTTATTCGCTCTACATTATTTAGCCGAGTTTTAAATAATAAAGGATATTATGCGATTTCTATGAATACAAATACCATTATTGAAAATTTAACATCTAAAATGGTATTACCTAAAATGAAAAGTAGAGGTAAAATGTTTATCTATGTTATTTCATTTGATGAATTAAATAAATGTTTAGCAACATTATCTTCTTTCTATTGTAGTGAAATTGGATTTATTGATAATAATAAAAGTCGTATGTTTGTAGATAATACAACAAAAAAAGGATATAAATTATTACATTTACATCATAATGCTGATTATAGAGAAGAAATTAATTTTACTGAACCACAACGTGGATATCATTATTGCTTTTCTATTCACGAAAACAATGAATATATTATACAAGAATTAAAAGAAAAATTTAAAATTACATCAAGTTCAAGTGCTACTGTTTATAGTAATGACTTTAAAACCGATTGGTCTAAATTTGTTAAAACATTTGAAATTTGAAGTTTTACCAAAATAAGTTTTTAGAAAAAACTTAACCAAAAATTAACTAAAAAATATTTAAACTTAATCTTAATTTTTTTTAACTTAGTTTTGGTTAAGTTTTTTTTAAAAACTTATTTTTTAAAAACTTAGTTCGATACCTAAAAATTCACTTTCATAAAGTTTAAATATTTTTCTATCTTTATCACCATTTAACAATCCTTCTTTTAAAGTTT